AAAAGAAGGAAAATGGGTTACCGTAAGTCAAAAAGAAATTACAAAAGACATTCAGGATTCAAGAAAAAAAATTATCAAGCTACTCCAATGAGAGGAGGGTTCAGAATATAAAAAAAAAGCTCGGACTTGACAGGAGTCCGAGCTTAATTTATAATACAACAGGTACGACACTTAGTCTTAAAGACTGCATATGAGGACCTGTTAAAAATATGCCGTGTTTTCACCCAATAACAGCGTACAGATCAAAAGAGGGCCGGTCACCGGAAGGTGTCTGGCCCTTAGTATTTAATAAGATCGATAGCTATGAAAACGGCTTAATAAAAATTCAATTGCCTTGTGGTACTTGCATAGGTTGCAAGTACGAAAAGTCAAGACAATGGGCAATAAGATGCGTCTTCGAGGCATCATTACACCAAAACAATTGCTTTATCACATTGACATATAGTGATAATAAAATACCAATAAATAATTCACTGCCTAAAGTAGATTTCATCCTGTTCATAAAAAAACTTAGAAAAAAATATGGACAGAAGATTAAATTCTACATGGCTGGTGAGTATGGTAAAGACAATCTTAGACCACATTATCACGCATGCATATTCAATCATGACTTCATGGATAAGCAATTATGGAAAATAAAAAACAATGTAAAGATTTACACATCAGAACAATTAAATAAAATGTGGGGTAAAGGATATACAACAGTAGGAGAAGTTAACTTCGAAAGTGCAGCATACATTGCAAGATATTGCTGCAAAGAGTCCCCACAACATCATCAAGAAATAGGAAAAAGAAACTTAGAACCAGAATATAATAATATGTCAAGAAGGCCAGGCGTAGCCTCGGACTGGTTTGACAAATACAAAAATGACATAATAAATACAAATTCAATAACATTAAAAAATGGAGTTAAAATAAAAATACCACGATTCTTCAATAATAGAATCGAAAAGCTCGATTTAGAGCGTTATAAACAAATGAAAAAAGAAAGGAGAGAAAAAATAAAGCCGTCTGAAAGTACATATGAAAGGCTTTCAGTAAAAGAAGAAATTCAATTCATAAGACACCGTCAATTAACAAGGGAGTATGAAAATGCTTAAGATATTTTCAGTAAGAGACACAAAGGTAAGTTCGTTCTCAAAACCGTTTACGACAAAAAATGAAATAGAAGCATCTAGGGCTTTCTATGTAGCGGTCAATGATCGCGAATGTCAAGTATCACAATTCCCGGAAGACTTTGATTTATTCCTATTAGGGGAATTCGACGAAGTAACAGGAGTAATCAAACCGGTAGAACCGCCAAAATTCATAGTAGGCGCTGTGTCATTAGTAAAACTTAAAAAAATGGAGGAGTATCATGGAAATAATGAGCAGATTCAAGAGGCCTGTAAGTCAGCCGTTGACAGGATTCACAAAGAGTCAAACACAACAGCATTTCGCCAACGACGTGAATATAAACCAAATAATGACCAGGTATCATAAAACTGGGATCCTGGGAGATCCTCGTTCAATGAAAAAACCATTATTCGCGGACGTATCGAATGCGATACCATATCGCGAAGCATTGGACATTGTACTTTCGGCAGAAGAACAATTCAATCAAATTCCTGCATCAATAAGGGAAAAATTCAGAAACAATCCACAGGAAATGATAAATTTCCTGCAAAATCCGAGCAATGACGAGGAGGCAATAAAACTAGGCTTAAAACAGCCTAGGAAGCCCGTAGAGGGCTTAAAAATACAGGAGGCATCAAAGACAACGGAAAACGCAAGCCTGCCTCCAGCACAGTAGGAGTACTTGATATAACTGTGCTGAGTGACACCATAACATATATTGGTTCACTCAAAAAAAATAAAACGTTTCAAAATGAAACAGAGAAAAATGACTGCTAATTATGCATATAAACATCAAAAACGATATAGGGGGAAATAATGAGATCCGTAATGTCACATAACTTTAGCCAAATTCCGTCCGCAAATATTCAGAGATCGATGTTCAACAGATCGAGCGGACACAAAACAACATTCAACACCGGGTTATTAATACCGATCTTCGTAGACGAAGTATTACCCGGGGACACATTCAACATGAGAGCCTATTTAATGGCTCGACTGACAACTCCAATAGTACCCTTCATGGATAATTTATTCATGGAGACGTTCTACTTCTTTGTTCCAAATCGATTGATTTGGGACAATTTCAAAAGGTTCATGGGAGAACAGAACACACCAACAGATGACAGTGATTTCACTGTCCCGTACTGCGATTCAGTAGTAGGAGAATATCTTTGGGAAATAGAAGCTCAATCAATGGCCGATTATTTCGGCCTACCAAGAGGGTTGATTGACAGTGGAGAAAAAATAAGCGCCCTACCGTTCAGGGCGTATAACCTGATTTATAATTCATGGTTCAGAGATGAAAATCTCTGTACGGCAAGGCCGGTAAATAACGATTCCGACGGGCCGGATGACCCGAGGGAATTCGTTCTGCAAAAAAGAGGAAAAAGACACGACTACTTTACAAGTGCGTTAAAATGGCCACAAAAAGGAGATGCGGTAGAAATACCGTTAGGAATATCAGCAAATGTAAGCGTATTCGGTGACGGATACGGATTATCATTATTCGATGGTACCGATCATCTATCATTAGAAACAAATGCAAGTGCAGGAGTACTTGCACATACCTTCGAGCCTATTTCGGATGAATATCCGGGAATAGGAGAAGGAGCAGGAACTGGATTATCAGCTGTACATGGGACAGTAATGGGAGTTCCAACGACAAACGATCCTCATCATCCATCAGGATTGAGAGGAATAGCAGACTTAACAACTGCAACAGCTGCAACAATTAACTCATTGCGTCAAGCATTTCAACTACAAAGAATGCACGAAAGAGACGCACGTGGAGGTACCAGGTACACCGAAATTATAAGAGCACATTTCGGAGTTATATCGCCTGACAGCAGGCTGCAAAGACCGGAATATCTAGGAGGATCTTCACAAAGAATTAATATCAACGCTGTACAACAGACATCTTCAACGGATGAAGTATCACCGCAAGGGAATCTTGCGGCATATGGAATTGTAACAGATTCTCAAGGTTCATTCAACAAATCGTTCACTGAACACGGAGTAATTATCGGCCTTGTAAACGTAAGGGCCGATCTTACTTATCAACAAGGAATTCCAAGGATGTTCAGTAGAAGAACGAAATACGATTTCTATTGGCCAGCACTTGCAAACATAGGTGAGCAGGAGGTGCTGAATAAAGAAATCTGTTATGATGCAACAGATCCTTTGTCAAATGCCGGAATATTCGGCTATCAGGAAAGGTATGCAGAGTACAGATACGCACCATCAAAAATTACAGGAAAAATGAAAAGTGACTTGGTCACACCGGCGAATAGTTTGGACGTATGGCATTTAAGTCAAGTATTTGACACTGTGCCATCGTTAGACCAAACATTCATCGAGGAGAATGTACCGATTGACAGAGTGCTTGCAATAAAGACTGAAGATGAACCGAACTTTGTATTCGATTCATTCTTCGATTTAAAATGTGCAAGACCAATGCCGGTATACTCAATTCCGGGACTAATAGATCACTTCTAAAAGGAAAAAAAATGGAATATGCAACAATAATAGGTGCAATTGTAGCTGCAATAGGTTCAGTAGTTGCATCTGTAATAGGATATAATAGCTCTCAAAAAAACAGAGAGACGGAAATTAATCTTGCTAATACCGCTCATCAACGAGAAGTCGTTGACTTAAGAGGAGCGGGACTTAACCCTATTCTTAGCGCTACAGGAGGACGTGGCGCAATAACACCATCATTCGAGACATTTACTCCTGAGAATCCAATGAAAGGATTCGGAGAAACGATGTCAAATTACTCATTAAAAAAACAGCAAGTAGAAGAATCAAAGGCAAGCATGCCGCAAAAGGTAGCGCAAACAAAAGCGCTAGATCAAGAAGTAAAAACTCAAATTCAACAAGAAGGAGTATACTCTGCTCAAAAGCATGCAATGGACACTCAATCGGATCTGAACGATGCTTTAAAAGTAAAAGCAAGAGCTGAAACAGGTGTTCAAAGTGCATTATATCAAAAGCTAGATTTAGAAAATACACAAGAAACGTTAAAATTACCTCAACAAGTGAGAGAGAACAGAATGAGAGAAGGCACCAGGGGAAATGTCCTCTGGTGGATAGATTATGTAACCGGTAAAATACCGGGGGTATCCCCAGTAATCGCGCCGGCATTAAG